TTCCAATGGTAATTCCCGAAATGCCACGGACTTGGACTCCCCAAGATCAGACTAAGGAGATGGTGAGTCCTCATATTGCGAATACTATTTTAGAATGGGATAAGTTCTTTTTGGGAAGATATGTTGTTGATTTAAATGAAAAGATTCTATGTCCTTATAATCATCATGTAACTGGTGAGTTTAATGCTGATGTTGGAATTCCGTCTTTAGCTTTAATGTGTTGTAGGCTTCTTGCTGCTTACAATAATTCGTATGGTGGAACTCCTGATCATCCATATGTCACTAATGTTATATATCATGTGCAAAAAGTTCTTCGTTCTCGTCTTCAAAAATTTCCGAAAAATTTTCCATCGTTTCGGAAGGGTTTTGATTTTGAGTGTGTCAATCGTGCTTTGAATTATTTTTATTCTTATTGTGTTAGGTCACAAAAGAAGGTAAAATTTCATTTTGAACCACATCATATAAATTTGATTCCTTTTGGAAATAAAAAGAATGGTTTTGATGATTGGCCTGATCTTCCTGACATTGAAACAGAATATAGTACTTTTAAATTTACCAAACATCCTACGAAAAACCAAGCTAGGTGTTCAAACATTCGAGAATTTGCACGTTTTATTTTAGCCGCAGCTCGCATGATCAAGGAAGGTTCTGTACCCATTGAAAAAATTTTTAAACAATGGATAACATCATTGTCTTTTAAGGATGAGAATAGATCATGTATTGATGAGGGGACTTTTGATCCTGAGAAAGTTGCTGAATATGATAATAAGGGGAGAATATTTGCTTTGAGCAAAGATTCAATGTTGGGAAGGCTTTGTATGTCCAGAAAAATTGAAAGAACAAGATATCCGTATTTCGGAAAAATTTTTCCTGGTTCTCGAAATTTTAGTGCCCACATAGAAATAGGAACTTCATGGATGAAAGGCGGAGCGAAAATGAAGTATGATGCACTCTTTGGGGAATTAGGTGATGTTTATCGTAAGGTTTATAATGAGGTCGACAAATCTGTAACTTATGAATTTGTGTCTCATGGAACTCAAAAATTCTTTGATGGTGATATTTCTGGTTTAGATTTCTCTATAGGTGCGATGCATTTGATATATTACCAAATGTTTGCGTTGCACTGGGTGGAGAGGGATCATAATGATCCAATGTTTTTGTTGTATCAGTGCATTGTAGAAGGTTTGGCAGAGATGTTAGCTGGTAAGACTGTTAGGTGGCTAGAAGATTTTATGTTAATTATTGGCTTTATGCCATCTGGTAGTCTAGAGACCTCGCATGGTAATTCTTGGATTATGATCAATTTTTATTGGTTAGCTTATATTTTTGATACCATGGCTAATTCGACCTTTGAGGTTCGCAAAGAAATATGGTTGTACTTAATTAATCGTAGAATAGTTGCTTTATTTTTTGGTGATGATTTTGTTGGTGGGGGTCCGGTTTGTTTAGATTCAATTTCTGTTGATTATTTTGCAGAGTTTATTGCTGCGAAATACGGGGTTATGATGAAGAACAAACGAACATATCGGAGTCTTTTGACATACCACAAGGTCATTAGAGGAGTAGTAGTTAGAACTTTGTATACTGGTCCAGTTTACTTGAAAAGATATTTTTGTCTTAGTGAAAATTTTGAATTGGATCAGGTTTATCCAGATATTTGTCCTATAGTTCCATGGCGTCCTCTTGCTCAGTATAAATGGAGGATGAGTGTTCCTAAGGATAGGGGTTGTCCCGTACATCGCAATCTTAGTAGATTGATAGGTTTGGCATATGATACATTGGGAATAGAGCCTATTGCGTATATTATGTTAAAATTTGTTTTTAAAAGGCAGTATGCAATAAGCTGCAGCCAGATAGGCAAGGCTGCGGTTGATAGACTAATTCCAGAAATGTTAGCGGAAGATAGAAAATATTTGCTAAAAATTGGAATGCAAGGAATTCCTGAAAAAATTTCCTGAGTATATGGAATTATTGATTTTGAATAAATTTGATCGTGAATATCATCTTCCTGAATATGATCATACTCGTACGTGGCAAGAAAGTGTTTTAGAAGTAGAGTTGTATTAGGTCATACCTCACATGGTGTGTTGATGACAAGGAAAGGAAAAAA